GTTCCCCGTCGTCATCAATCTTGCATACTTCTCCATTCCGCTTTGGGCAATTTCCATCTTTTTCTGTTCGCGGAGAATTTCTTCATTTTTTCCAAATACGTCCCGACCCGACATTTGAAGATTTGTATATTCTTCTTGTAGTGTGGCTAATCTGGTCTGGTTTCGAACAACCGCTTCTTGAAGATTTTTTTCAATCCCCTTAAACGCTTCGTCGGCAATACGCAACGCATCATTTAAATCTTGCGCCATTTGCTGCGCTTGCTGCGGTGTTGCGTTTCTTCCTTGCAGGATGTCCGAGTCGTTGGGTCCGGCCATTTAATTCTCCCGGTTTAACTATGTTCTTGGTGCTAAAACGACTAAGGGAACGACTAAGGGGGAGGAGTTCCTGATTTTGACTCTCTCTTGAGTTGCTCAGAAAACTCCTTGAAGTACATATCTCTCAAGAAAATCGGCAAGGTCTGGAGTTCTTGAAGGGACCAGTTTCCCTTNTGCTTCATATAAAAGAAAATCTTCTTTATGTTCTCAAAATGGTCCGGACTTATGTTGAAAATCCGGTCCTCAACTCCATCACGAATTAAATCGAAATAAGTCCGCTGTGAGCGGGATCTCCATTTCACCTTCGTAATCACAGCCTTCTTCGTTACATTCCAAATCAACTAANAGCCTGAAGTTGCAACTCACAAAAAAGTAGACCTCTCTCAGTTTCTGAGCATCCAGAGCAGGCATGGTCCGAATCTTTTGATTCACCACGGCAGGATCTTTTACATCATCAATCGACACAATCAAGTTCCGAAGCAACGTAGAGAAAACCTGGGTTTCATTGTCCTGGCCCTTAAACGCTTTCTTCTGGTTCTGAGAAGCCTTGGCCATACGAATCTCATCCTCACCACTCAGAATCTTAAAGACGACATTCCACTTAGACCGAGGGAGTTCCATCCGAAACTCGGTGTCAGCAACTTTGGAAACATTGAAAAAAGCAAGATTTTCATCCAAAGGCTTTACCTTGGTTAGACCTAGATGAAACGCATCATGCAAATTAACCTTACGCTTATGCACCGTTCCACAATTAGGGCATGTCATGCTTACATCATAATCAGGCCCATAACTGTTGATTCTGAGCTGGATCAACAAAGCTCGACGATCCACAACCGTCAACTTCGCAGGATCTACTCCAGGAGTTTGAATCACATTCTGTAAAACCCGGTCAAAAGCAATGTTTTGCTTAATTAGACTGCGATTTACAAGGATATCTTCCTCCTCTGTCGTCATATCTGAGAGTTCAGAAATTTCTTGACAATGGAGTGGGTGTCCAACAGGGTAAAAGACGCCTTTCGTCGGCAACAAACAAAAATCGGACATTGTTACGGTTCGTTCCATGAGTCTACCTTTCCGGACGCTGAATTGGTCCGCGAATTAAGTAGATTCACGTTTGTTTTCTTGGTGAGGCTACGCCTGGAGAAGATAGATGTTGCTTCCTACCCCGAAGATTTTAACGACGCCGTTCTGTTCTGCGACATCTTTTTCTGAGACCCCGTTTTGTGCCCTGTATTGGAACCGATTATACCTTCGCTGGAAATCCGTATAGGCGTAGTCTGGAGGCGTCGTACCGACCAATCTAAACCCGTTCTTGGCATATACCTCACCTTCCCCAAACCTGAGGTCGGCATAGGAAAGAATGGTTTGTCCATCAAACTCTTCCTTTGTTGCTGACATGAGACGAGAAAATCCCCCTCTGACATGGCTGAACTTTTTCGAACAACTCCGAGCTAACTCAACAACATCTCCATACTTTTTCACAAATGGATGTCGGAAAGAAACGGCCTGGATCAATTCACCGCAGAATTCGAGCCCAATTGCGGAGAAAAACCGAACATTCCCCGCAATATGATTTGAGGCAAAGAATTCTTCGAACTTAGTCTTATTCTCGGAACAACATTTCACAACAGTACATTTTCTTGCATCATAACTTTTTTCTGAAGAGCCCAGAGCATTCAGAATGATTGACTCAACAACATCCCTCTTTTCTTCCCATTCATCCCCAAAAATTTGAATCAAACGAATCCCATTTTTTTTGGCCTCAAGATATTTTTGTTTGTGATAGTCGTTGACAAGGTCCTTTTCTGAATGCCAATATAGCCCGTTGTATTCAATTCCAATGTTTCGTTCTGGAAGGAATATGTCCATTTCCTTTTTCCCAATCACTCCCCTCCTATTTCTCTCGATAATAATATCCGGAATCTTTGCTTTGATGAACTCAGCAATCTCTTTTTCCTGAGAAGAAGTAACTAAGAACTGTTTACAAGAAAAGCAACCCGCACCCCTCATTAAATTGTTTAAATTTGGATGAATAATCTCTCCGCAGATAAGACATTTACAGTCAAGAGGCTTCAAGTTTCCTTTATATTCAGAATACGGGGTCAGTACCTCAATTTTGTTCTGAATTTTGATTTTCTCCACATACTCAGCATACTGGAACTCCTTCAACCTGCCTATCTTTTTGCAAATAGGGCACCCAGTTCCCCGAAAAATTGCATACAAGGTCTTTTCAATGATTTGACCGCATTTTTCACATTTGAATTTGTGTTTATCTGACGGGTCTGAAACCTTAGAGATAAGCGAGAATCCCATTTTTCCTGCCTTTTCGATGGCTTCAAACTTCCAGGTATCGCTTCTCTTTTTTGCATGTTTCCCACAAAAAGGACAAAACTTTTGGCTCCTGAATCCTGCCACGCTACGAGTAAATTTTTCCCCACAAGAAAGACAAACGACCTCCAATTGCTGTTTTGCATTCTGATATTTCGAATAATCTGCGCTCACGGATAGACCATTGGATTGGCATTCAGTGACAAAAACAGAATAATCCTGCTCTTCCATTTTTGCTTTCTTTGAACAATATTTGCACCCAACAAACTTTCGAACAGAAAGCCGATAATCTAAGTCTTTCCCGCAGATTAAACAGCAAGCCTCCAGTTTCTGATCAGACCGATGAAAGTCCTTGTAATCTGTTTTGATGATGATGTTATGTTCATCCTTCACTTCTTTACAAGCAGCCTCAAACTGGGTTAAACTCAGTTTTCTCTTTTCTCCCTTTGCCGATTCAGAACACATTTTGCATCCATGCATTTTTGTCAAATTAAACCACGACGCCTCCCTTTCTCTGCTGCACTTTTCACAAATGTATTTGAACCGAGTAGAATTATTCTTGTATTCACNAAACCCGCCGATAAGTTTAATGGATANAGTTGACTCTATGAGATTTTTCTCTCTCTCAAACTGTTCTTGTGTTTTTCGAAGCATTGTGAACCCTCCAGTACTTAACTATACCGGAGGGTCAACATTTGTCAAGAAGGATTTTAGTTCCAGTTGGAATTGCCGCTACCATTGCGGAAGGTGGCTTCCGCAACATCCGGTGAGGATTGGAACCCGCCGAAAGCAGCCATGGCATCAGCGTCCAGTTTCGACTTGTCGAAGTTGGATTTGCTCGAAGCAGAAATCTGTAACTCAGCCCAGTCGTAGACTAATGTAACTGTGACATCAGCTAACGTATCAGACTCATAGCTAAGTTCAGAAAATTTTACGCTGCTTACCCAGGCGTTCTTCAACGTCCAAGTCTCTAACGGCATACCTGCGCTATCAACAAGCATGATTTGAAGGTTACCCAGGGCTTTAATCGCTCCACGTTTCGAGATGGTAGCAAAGTCGTTTTTATTAGCAAGAGGATGATACCCTGCATAACGAACAATATCCATCACCGTAGCAGCACTGTCAGGATCAACAGCATCAACAAAGGTAAACGAGATATTTGCCCAAGACACATTACCAGGGAACTTAAATTCATGTCCCAGATAATTGTGCTTAATCTCTGCAATGGTCATTTCGGGCCGGTTCACATTTTTCAACGTATAGACCGGAATGCTGTTGCTCAAAAGGACCCACCGCGAATTTCGCTTGGGATCATTCATCTCACTTGAGGACCAAAAATTGGTTGGATTCGACATTTACGGTCTCCTTATTCAGCGAACTCTGCACCATTGCGGGTGAGAATAAAGTCAATGCCAAAAAATTTGGAATTTTCGGTGGGAGATAAGTAGATTTTCGCAAAGAGCACATTGCGATCAACCAAATCCTGCGTTGTGGTTGAAGAGTCCAAGACCACTTTATAATTCGCAAGACCGCCGCCGACCTGAATATCGCGAAGGAACGGGTCAACATCGGAGATGAACCGGTTCCAGGTAATCATGATGTTTGGATCGAACAGGACACGCTTGGCATAGAACGAAACATTATCCTTGATATAGTTCACCATTAACCGAGTCCCGATGGACTTCAACACGCTGGAGGTACGAAGGGTTGTAACATCACCCATGCAGATGATACCTTCCGGATACTTCACAACGGGGTTCATATGGTTCACGAACAGGATGTCTTTGTCCCCGCCTTCTTCGTCATCCCAATCATGGAAGACGTCAACCACGTTCAATCCAGCATGACCCAGAGACAGATTGCCTCGATTAAACCCAGCAGGAGCGCCCCAGACGTTACCCACCTTCTGAGCATAGGCAATCAGGCCAAGACCCACAACAGAGCCAGGAACCCACACAAAACCATTACTGTTCCAGCGATCCACAATCTTGAACCAGTTACCCCAGCACGCAGCATAGGCAGTATTCAGGTC